AGCAACCCTAGCGGTTACAGTATCAGCCTTTAGAGAAACAATCTCTGCATTAGCCTTAACTAATTCTGCAGCAGCAGCAGCCCTATCAGCAGCAGCCTTTGCTAGTGCATCGGCAAGTGCTTTGTCTGAAGCAACCTTCTCAGCAGCACGAGCAGCCTTCTCTGCAGCAAGTTCTGATACTAAATCACGAACTGTAATCTCTGCAAAAGGTGCAAGCGCACGAGCAGGAAGACCAGTTACATCTGCAGTAGTTGCATCTCCAGCAGTTGTTGGAGCAAATGTAATCAGCGAACGTGTGCCAGTTGTTGGCAAAGTAACCTTAAAGGTTGCTGTTCCAAAATCTGACAATGCCGATCCAGTTGTTGCAGTTGAGGAATCTAGTGTTCCCAAAGCAGCAAATACAGTTGCAGTAAGTGACTTACCAGATACTTTGTTTCCAAATGAATCTGTTGCAGTTACTACAATGTCTTGCTTGGTGCCAGCAGCACCAGAAGCAGGGGCATTTACAGAAAGAGTATTAATCAATCCAGCAGTTCCCTGTACATAATATGTTAATGTGGTTCCTTGGTTTGTTACAACCACGGTTCCAATTGCTGTCGTTTTAGTATATACATAAAACGTTGCAGTTGTTCCTGTGCCAGTTGCAATGGTCAGGCTTGAAGAACCTGATACCGATGTTACTGGAGCAGCAGCAGTATGCAAAGCAGATACGATTGTGCAATTTGTGCAGGTAGCAGAAACTGATGTTCCTGTAACTACAGTTGCAATAAAGCGTAATGCGTCTGCAGCATCTACTGTGTTATCAGCAGGCACTGGCAATGCAGCAGGTGTAGCAATAGCGGAATTGGTTGTATTAGCAGTTCCGTTTAGAGATACAGCAACTGTCATTACAGCAGCACTTGCAGGTGTTGCGATAAATGGTGTCATAGTCATGGCTGCAACCAAGGCTATAGCGATTTTTTTTAATGAATTCATTTTTCTCCTTTTATTATTCATTTTGTTATATTGTTTTAAGCCTATCCAGATAGTCTTCTATTTCTTCTATTTGGCTAGGTTTATATTGTATCACGTTCTCAGGAAGAACGTCAACTCGTGAGGGTCTGTCTTTAAAGGTATGAATCTCAACTTCAAGGTTTTGGTCCCTTGGCGTATGAGATATTGCGCCAAACACGGAACCACAAACTGCGTCCGCTAGGTCTTTAGATTTTTTACGTGGATGATCCACTCTGTCATTTTTCATAATTTTAAGTTCTGTCAATTCCTCAAACAAAAGTTCTATAGCGGGCATAACAAGTCTTTCTTCATATACAAGCATTGCCATATCTTCATAATGTTTCTTGGCTACAGATACTGTCTTCGTATTCATGCCTACCGCCTGCAACTCATTCTGAATATCAAAAGATTGCCAACGATCAAAAGTAACCAACCCTATATTAAATCCAAGTCTGCGTAGATTTTGTATCCACTGTTTTACCTCAGATAGATTAACTGGCCCTTCAACCTTTGGCTCCCAATACGCTACTGCATCAACTATCACAATTGGAGATATTTGTTGATAATCTTTTATTACTTGAACGTTTACCCATTTATCAACATGTGCAATGGCAACAGCACATTTGTCATGCTTTTGTGCAAGGTCAGCATGAACATAATAAATCTTGTCTGGGTCTGGCTTAAAATTTTCTTCAAACCTTCTAAACTGATCTAACGGATTTCGTGCTGTCATGCAAGACCTAACTTTGTCTGTTTGTTTAAAAAATGCATCTGACGCATAAGTAGGAACACAGGCAAAACGCATCATTGCATCTCCAAGGTCTGTCATAAAGGCAATCTTAAAATCATCAACCTGTCGAGTAGGATTGACTTCCCATGTTGGTCTTTTTAATGCAAACACACCTGGATATTTATAAGAGTTAATGTGATCTTCATCCCAAGATATTTCAAACCAATTGTCTTGGTCATCTTCTGGCAATAAAGGATTAATTATAAATTTATGAGTTCTTGCTATTACTTCTTTGTCAGCGATTACTGCTTCATACCGCTCAGAAATAAAGTCTCCAGTGTAACGAGGAAATGAAAGTAGAACTACCTTACCAAGATCAGGAAATCGAGAGTCAACGGAACCACGGAAGGCCTTGTAAATGTTTTCAGCAGTCTTACCTTGTTCGTTTCCTGTTTGTACCTCTGAAGAAAAACCAGAAATCTCATCAAGAACTGCAAGCAAAAGATTTAATCCTTCGTGTGATTCTCTTTCTGAATGTCCAGAATAAACAGTAATTGATTTATTAAATCCTACTGAGTCTACCTTTGCTTCATATTTTCCAGCAAACCAAGGAGACTTTTCAATCTTGGTTTTAAAACCTTTAAAGAAAACATTTTTTGCTTGTTGTGCGTTAATGGCCACATTGATTAAGTCTATGGCGTCTCCAGATGGCTTGCCAAAATATTTGGCTGGATCTTTTAAGCATAGCAACTTATATACAATATAGGCACAAGCAACAGTAGAGGTAAAGTCTTTTCCACTACCTTTGCCAAGTTGAAGAATAATTTCGTTTTTAGTATATTTATCAAAATACTTAGCACCTTCTTCTTTGCCCATTAGTTGTTCTAAATCTTCTTTACGATATATCTGACTCATTGCCTGAACAATGTCATACTGTATATCAGATAGCGCTGGCTGTCCTAAATAATCTGTAGACTCAACAAATGTTGTTACGTCTACTGGAGTTTCTTCAAAATGATTATCTTTTAACGCTTCAAGAAAATCATTGAACGTCGTGGACAATTGTAATTACCTCATCTTTTTTAGCAATATCGGAAAGCCTACGCATAATCTCGTCACGAACTTCTGGATAATCTGATGCTATATCACGAAGAATAGCCATCAACACATCTTGCTTCTTTTCAATTTGCAACATTTCTTCTGCTAATTCTTTATTTTCTAGTAGCCCTGCCTTTTGAAGCATGTCAATTCTTTTGGACTCAATATCCATTACTAGTTTAATGGCTTGTGTTTTTGCGCCAAGATTATTAGTGAGTGATGCTTCATCAATAACTTCGTATGACTTAGAAATCAGTTTATTGTAATGTGTATCAGCAATAGCCAATGCCTCTTTGGCACGAGCACGGATTGCGTCATTGGCAGAAGCCATGACCTTCCATTCATTTATATGTTGGACAACACGACCTCTTGGAATTTCTAAATCTTTAGATATTTTTGTTGGATCATTACCCTTAAGGTATTCGCCAACAACAGTATTTAACTCATCAAGATGCTTAATTAAATCTTCTTCAGTTGTCATCTTTATCCTTTGCTATCTTTAATAATATTAAATATCCAATTAAATCATCAATATCATTATCACCAACATATTCTGTACCACGCATAATCCTGCTTAACTTGTCATCAATACGAACATGCAACTGTTCTCTTGCGTCTGACTTACTAAAAATACGAATAGGTTCTAATGCTGAATTTCCATATGAAATATTTTTTTTGATAAGCATGTGTGCAAGATTTAAGCAGGCATCAAGGATTTTTTTTCCAGCACTTGTACCGACAGTAAGCAAATATAGGTCGTCAAAATTAAAACTTTTTGAATCAGGAAATATTGGCTTTAGGATCATCGCTTTGATTTCCTTAATCCAAATTTAGCAAGATATACATAAATAGTTTCCACGCTTACCCCACATTCTTTTGCAATGGCCTCTGGAGATTTTTTATCAATATGATATCTTTTTTTAAGCCATAGGTCACTTGTGTATAGTTTAGCAGACATGACGTTAATTGTCAATTCCTTTCATATACCGTTCTCCTCCATATATTTTAAGCGCTCTACATATGATTCAAACGCAGGCCCACCTTCATTTTCCATAGCACTTATGTCATAATGAAATCTATTAGAATCTTCTAAAGTCCACTTATCTTGATTTTCTACATCCCATTTTCTTTCGTTAATAATCCTGTCAATGACAAAGTCTTTCTTAAGAGTAAACGAAGGCTCATAAATACGAACCCGATTGTTAGGCTGTATAGCATAGTTTCCATCATCTCTTTGAATGACATGACCGCATTTGTGCTCTGCTGGACTTTCTGAATAGCCATCGTCTAAAACATTTGTATCAGGGTTATGCCAGTCAAGGGTAAACAAATATGTTCCTTTGTGATGAGTCTTTGTTCTATCAATGTAAGACATTCTTAAATTTGTTAGATTCTCAAATTTTGTTACGGATATATGATGACTAAAGGAGTTCCACAAAACCAAGTTATGAATATCCTGTTCTGGAACTCCAGGCTCTGTACAAAATGCGCTGATCGGCATTCTCCACCACAAGCCACCATCTTCCATCATTATATGGAATAGTGGGCTTCTACTTTTTATGCTTGCTACTCCAAAAACAACACATGGAAAATATTTGTCATGGCTATCCTTTTGATTTCTTAAATAGTTTCCACGAACATAACATTCGATTGGAGGTATGTTAGCATTTAACTCAGGCATGACTTATAGCCTTTTCCCAATTATTTATTGCCCAATGACCAATACCTGCTGAATCTGCAACATCGTTGTCTGTTATTTTTTTATCATAAATAACACTTAACAATTTTACTGTTCTTTGCTTTCTAAAATCTCTTTCGTATGCCTTATACCACGATAACGATTTGTCTGGATTTAAAGATCTAATTTTAAATTGTTCTTCTTTGGTTAATTTTTTGTTACCCAAATATGATTGCCACGTTATTGGAGATACTTTGCCAATAATTTTAAGATTAGACAAACCTGCGCCACCTATAATTGCTCCCTGTACAAGAGCAAGATCTGCTGCAGTTTTGGGGGAATTCATAAAAACTGTATGCTCAATAACAATAGCCTCAACTAAATTATAATAATCAAATAAGGCTTTTGTTTTTTTAGTAGCATCAATAACTTTAGCATAAATATCTTTGCCCTCAAACATTATCTTTCCGTGATCTGTTAATCTTTTATACGAGTATATAGTAAATGCTAGACTACTTGTGCTGGCATCAATTGCACAAATAACACCAGGCTGAGTAGACAACTCTGGTTTAAAATATCTATCTGTTTCTTTTGCTCTTGTCACCTGACATCCCCTTTAATTGTTTTAAAGCCTTTTTTACATCTATGGGGTTGATTATACAATTATTACATAATGGCTCATCATTATATATTGATAACTTCTCCCCACACTGTTTGCAAACTCTATTCTTGCCCTTGCGTTTTTGTCGCCTGGCCTGAATATATCTTTGTGCAATTTTTTCTTTTGTAGCCTGCTCTCGACATTGTTCTGAGCAATATATCTGATAGGATACATTAGAGTTAAAAGATTGATCGCACCACTTACAACTCTTCATGTTCTAGCAACTCCAGAGGTTTAATTTTAATTACCCCTGTCTCTGCTTCAGCGCATGTTTTTTGAATTGGACAAACTTTACAGACGGTAGAATTAGATCGATATGGCACCTTTGGAAGTTGCCGATCTTGCCAATTCTTATACACCTCTCGCATCCAATCAAATGCCTGGTCTACCCACCGACGATAATGATCGTTTACTACTACTGGCAAAGTTAATAACTCATGATTATTTTTATTTTCATAAATCATTACACCTTTGCCAATTTTCCAAACCTTCATATACATTAATAACTGCATAAGATGACCCTTTGTTGGTTTTCGGCTCCCCTTTTTGCGTTCAAAGTCTTCATTACTTACAGTTTTAATTTCTCCAATCACACGCTGTTCGTCTATGTTTAACATTACGTCGCCATAGCCATCGAATGGAGGATCGTCTGTTTTAACCCTAAACTCCATCGATGGGTGTGTTTGTTTGTGATATTTTCTTTCTAGAGGATCAAACTCCATTGTTTCATCAAGAAGCCCAGAGTCTGCAATTGCTTCTTGAATTCTGTCATGTCCGTAAGTCCCATTAGTTCTATTTGCAACTCCATATGCATCTGAATCGTCATAATGTACTGCTCCATCAAAAGCAAGATACCAATATCTAGGACATTTTCCAGCACCATAGGATAGTGTAGACGGTGAAAAACTACTTTTTTTGCTAAACTTTGGTTTTGTTTTTGTCATATAGCCAGACTCTATTTTTTCAATAATCCCGCTAACAAAACTTACATCTGCTTGTGGCGCATCATTTTTCTTTTTATTTGAACTCTTTGTCATTACTTGTTGTAGTAAATTTTTTGTCATAATATTCCTTTGTTTAAATTAATTATAGCAGATATCACTTAATGATATATTTTAAAGCAGAAACAAGATTGTTGATTGATTCTGCTGCGGTATAGTAAAGATTTTTTTTGCCCCTGTTTGACTTATCCACATTAGCCATCCATGTTGCCCTAAATGCCATTTTAGCAGCAATAGCCTGAAGCCTTACTATCTCTATAGTTGCAACGTTCATAGGGATATCTGGCTTAATGATTAACTTAGCAATAAAAGTAAGAGCAGTATTTAGTTCCTCATCTTGCATATAGTCTGCTATTTCTGTCAAACCATTGACCATCTCAAGCGTTGTATTATTTTGTTCCATTTTCCACCATCTGTTCTAGTAGTTCTAACTCTATTATAGCAAGCCTGACCTTCTTGTTACCCTCGCCCAACACCACCACTATGGCTGGATCATTGTTATTTTTGATAGCATCTGTAACTGCCTTAGCCCATACAGTGCTATTTAAGGTAAAAGATTTTGAGTTTTCCTTAAAATCAACAGTAAAGTTTTGCCATGTCGCATCGCCCTTCTTGGTATTTCTACCTGAGTTCTTGTGCAATTTGGCACCTATTCTTTTGCTTTCGCTATTCTCTGTCATGTCTTTTCTTTGTTTTATATCCCACCTTAAATAATAGAACTTGTGATAAATGTTTTTCTGAACACATCCACGTAGCCATTCCAGTGGCCATGTAGACACGAACAGTATTTACTTCTTTCTTGCAAGTTTTACAATAGAACTTGCCTTCTAAAATACTATATCTGTCCGTCAACTTTATTCTTAATCATATTTTGTAGATCAAGATCCTCTCGTACTCTAGTAATAAATCCTTCTCTGCCCTGAACTTTTGATTTATCTGGCAAAAGATACCAGGCTCCTGTGCGCTCTACAATTCCAATTAATTCAGCAGTGTCAACAAGGTCGGCAATAGAATCAATGCCTAAGTTGTTGCCCCTAAAATAAAAATCATATTCTCCAGATTGAAACGCTGCAGAAGTTTTTGAGAACTGAAGATCCCAGCGAACTTTTCTACCAATCTTTTCTTCAATTGCTTTGTCGCCAACATACAACTTGCCCTTAATTGCTTGATTCTCTGATTCGGAGGAAAACAATTTAATGACAGTAGACGAATAAAACTTTGTAGCCTGACCGCCAGTTGGTTGTTGGCTTGTATACATTGCATTAATATTATTTCTTGATTGACTAATTAAAAGCAATAGGGTTGGTTTAATTTTATTGTTTGCATAATTTAGCATCTTCCATGCGTTGCTAAAATCACGAGACTCTGCACCAATCTGTTTTGTATTTTCTAATTGCTTTAATTCTGTAGAATCTTTTTCAAAATAAATAGCAGGTAGTAAAGAGGTTATGGAATCTATTGCAATAATATCAACACCAGCCTCCATTAAACTTACTCCTGTTTCAACCATCTCGTTTATGGTTCTTGCCTGAGAAACAATTAATTTAGATATGTCAACTCCCAACTTAGCAGCCCAGTCTTTGTCATAGGACATTTCCGAATCAATCCAGGCACAGACTTTTCCCTCCGCCTGTGCATTGGCAATTGTCTGTAAACATAATGACGACTTAGCACTTGATTTACTGCCCCATACTAAGACTTGCCTGCCATAAGGAAGCCCTCCATTTAATGCCCGATTAAGTCCATAACTTGGTGTTGTTGCGTATTCTGTTTTTGGCACCTCATCTCCAACTAAAATACTTTTACGAAGTTTAGGGTTTAACTGTGCTAATACATCTTCAAGACTAACTGACATTTATATCCTCCAATATTACTGTCCCCTCTTTGGTCTTACCAAATTCAAATTTATATGCATTGCCTTCTTTAATATGCATATATGCTTTTGCAAAAGATGTAGGAAACACTGTTATTGAATGAAGGTCTCTCTTGGTATCTGCTAGGGTAAGTGAAGCCATTCTTTTTCCATTCTTGGTTGTTCTAGGTTTAAATGATACAACAAACATTTCATCATCTTTATATGGCAACATTCTGTAATTTAAAAACTTAACCAATGCTGCACTAGAATTTTTTATTTCATCAGCAGGAATTGCAGACACAATCCTGTTATTATCACAAAGGACCAAATAAGAACGACCTGTCTCAATAGTCGTATTTTCATCATCAAATATACCGACAGACCCAGTCTTGTCCAAAATTTCAACTCTAGACCAACCTTTCCCTCTCTTAATTGATTTTACCATACCCAGAAAAATATAGCAACCCTTATCATCAAAATCTGATATTCCTTGAATAAAAGCATAGTAGTGAGAAGGAACAGTCATGTTAAACTCTGGAAGGTTTAAATACTCGTATAAATGTTCTCTCTTCTCTTCTTCGGTTTTAATATTATCTGAAAACTCTGCAGCACCAATTACATTGAGCGCTTGAAGTGCTCTGCTATTTACACCATTTCCTTTAGTAAAGGTGAACTTTTCAAGTTCTGCATAAGACTTAAAAGGTCGTGCCTGTATATATCGTTCTGCAATCTTATCAGAGATATATTTGATTGCCGTGAGTCCGATCCGAATACCCTTACCCTCAATTTTAAAATCAATATCCGATTCATTAATATGAGGTAGTTTAACCCTAATCCCCATTCTTTTCGCTTCAATAAGATATTCAGTTCGTGCATCTTTGTCTCCTTCGTTTTTAAGCACCGAGTACATAAACTCAAGTGGATAGTAATGCTTTAGCCACGCCGTCCAATACGAGAGCGTAGAATAAGCAACCGCATGACTCTTGTTGAACGAATATCCCGCATGCTCTTCAAAATCATGCCATAGGTCACGAGCAGTATTAGGATTAATGTACTTAGAAGCACCGCCAACAAACTTATCACGAAACGCATCTAATTCTCTTGCATCCTTTTTCTTACCAATAATTTTACGAACCTTATCGGCCTCAGACCAAGACATCCCCCCCAACTCAACGCAAGCCTGCATAACTTGCTCTTGGTATAGGATACACCCATATGTTTCTTCTGTGAACGGCTTCATTGTCTGATGTAAATAATTGACTGCCTGTCTACCGTGCTTTCTTTCAATATAATCTTTTCCGATAGTGTTCATGGCACCTGGACGAACAAGAGCATTTGAGGCAGCAAGTTCTGATAGATTTTTTACACCCATCTTAATGAGAAGGTTGGTGTATGGCGCTGCTTCACACTGAAAGACTCCTTTTGTGTGTCCATCAGAAAGCATTTGATATACCTTTGGGTCAGACATATCAATGTTTAAAAGGTCAATGTCCGTGCCCTCTCGTTCTTTAATTATGTTTACAGTATCTTTAATTACACTCAAAGTTTTAAGTCCCAATGCATCAATCTTAATAAGGCCAATTCTTTCAGCCTCCTCCATGTCAACAGCAACTACAGGAATGCGCTCATCCGATCCTGGAGCATTTCTTGTTTCCATAGGTGCATATCTAAAAATAGGATTCTTGCTAGTGACAACACCAGCAGCGTGAATACCAGTGCCTCGAATGCGCCCACGAAGTTTTTCTCCGTACTCCTCTAACTCTGGATATTTTTCCCTAAACCATAGAGTGGTTTTAGAAGTGCAATAGTCGTCCCAAGTGTCAACCAACTTTAAAACCTTGTTTACATCTGATAAAGGAATGTTTAATACACGAGCAACATCTCGCACCACACCCTTATCTTTAAACTCTAAAAATGTTGCAATTGAAGCAACGTGTTTATACTGTCTAACAAGATAATCTTTAACCTCATCACGACGAGAATCTTGAATATCCGTATCGATATCTGGAAAGTCATTGCGCTCTGGATTAATAAAGCGGAAGAACAAAAGTCCGTGCTTAATGGGATCAATCTCAGTAATGCCAAGAACGTAACAAAGCAGAGAACCAGCAGAAGAACCACGACCAGGGCCAATCAAAATATCTTCTTTTTTGGCCCACGAAATCATACTTTGAACCACAAGAAAGTATGGCCCAAACTTTTTATTTTTAATAACTTCAAGTTCCTCATGAAGTCTATCCAGATATTCTTTATTTTTATCTAAACCTTTTGCTACTAAACCTGACATTGCAAGTTCTTCTAACTGCTTATCAGGATTTTTATATTGAACTGGAAGAAGATTTAGCCCATCTTTAATTTCATAATCTTCTATACTATTGGCAAGTTCAACTGTATTTTCATATATATCTGTTCTATAGATTGACTGCTTTTCCATAGCAGCCTGAATTTCTTCATACGACAACAAGTGAATATCAAATTTATTAAATGACATTTGTCTATCTGCACCATACAAATAATCAAGGCGCTTCATTAGGTCCCCTTGCTTTTTAGACTTCTCGTATGTAGCGTCTTTCTGAATTTTATTTGAATAAGTGTTAAGAATAAGTTTTAGTTCCTGAATTTCTTTTTGTGATGGGTCAACATGATGACAGTCTGGGGTTACAATTGGTTTAATTTTAAACTCATCTGCTAACTGTAATATTGTATTATTGACTGAATAGTCATTGTGTGGCATTACTTCAAGATAATAATCATCGCCAAATGTTTCTTTAAACCACTTAATATACTTCTTTGCCATTCCAAGTTCTCCAAGTTCTATTGACTTGGCAATAATACCGCTTGGGCAGGCAGAAGATACAATAATGCCTTCTTTATGTTGGGATAAAATCTCAAAGTCAATTCGTGGCTTTTTGTAATAACCTTCTGTCCATGCAATTTCATTTAACCTATTAAGATTTTCTAGCCCTGCCTGATTCTTGGCTAGAAGAATTATATGATTATAAACCATGTCTAATGGTGTAGTGCGATCCTCTTTGTCTCTTCGATCAAAGCGATCCTCACACATATAACCTTCTATGCCAAGAATAGGTTTGATACCACTTTCTTTGGCAATGCGATACATTTCTCTGTGGCCAGAAAGGGAGCCATGGTCTGTAATCGCTATTGCAGGCATACCCAACTTAACTGCACGTGCTACATATTCGGACGGCAACCCAATACCATCGAATAGTGAAAAGTGAGTATGTAAGTGTAGTGGTACGTAGTTCATCTACTACCAGTCGATGTTGGTCGCTGATGTAGATGAAGGCGAATCAAAACCAAGATAGAATGCCTCTTGTTCCGCATATGGAACACGGCGCAATGCCTTTTCTAAAGGATATGGTTCTACCTCTGTCCAGTTAAAAGGTTCTTTATCTGGTGGTGAAGGAAGCAAGATGTAAGTAGTTTCTTTTCCTTGACCATTGCGCTTTAACTTCCATGTTAGATTTGAAATGCTGCCAGTTTCCATAGCATGATCTCTAATTACATTAAATGAAGATTGCTTGCTAATACCCATTGACCAAATGGCGACATAAGGGTTTGGCTCAATGCCATCATCTACAAGTACATTGCAATAAAAACGAAGACGACCACGCCATCCGCTGTTACCCTTTGGATCTTTGCGATACAACTCTTCCGCCCAGTCACGACCCTCTGTGTCCATAGTGTCTACAGCCTTACGCTTATAGTCTTTTGGATTTGTGTGTTCTTTAACAACAAACGCTAAACCACGTTTGCTGTCATAATTTGCAGAATCCTCATCTAATTCTTCAACGAATCGGATTTTAACGGCCTGCCCATCGGCTAGTTTTAGCCACTTAACCTTTGGTCCACTCTCTTCTGCTTTCTTGTCAAGCAGAGCATTGATATTTTTTAGTCCTACGATTTTGTTCATGATTTCTCCTCTTGTTTATTTTAGCATAGACAGTATTGATTTGTCGAACTGATATTCTAGTTCTTTAATTGACTTATCGTCCATATCGCCTATATCTTTATATTGTTTATCTAAGTTAATCACAGTAACGTTGCCATTTAATCTTTCGACTATTTTTTCTTTCATGTTACCGCCTGCCTCATCATTATCAGCAATAATTATTATATCACTAAAATATTTTTGAAGCAAATCTATTTGTTTGGATGAAACATTAGCGCCAAGTGTGGCGACTGCTGGGAATCCCACCTGATCTAATCGAATAGCATCAAATGAGGATTCTACAACATAAACTTTTGATGCTGTTTTAACTCTGTTTAAATTAAATAATATTTTTGACTTAGGAAGTTTTGGAGTGTTCTTAAAATCTTTGCCCTCAATGGACCTTCCAACAAAGCCTACGCATAAGCCGTCATTATTATGAACTGGTATACATATCATGTCCTGTGTTGCAGAATAGCCCAACTTAAACTTAATTGCAGATTCTTTATTAATATTTCTTTTTATAAAGTACTCTTTTGCTCTTTCAGATACGATTGCTTGTTCATGAAGTCTTTGAACAACAGAAGCGTCAAATTCTTCCCATTCTTCTTTTTCTCTCAATTTAAAATTGACATCAGATAAAATATCAGTTTCAACCTCTTTGCTTTTAATAAATCTAACAGACTCAAAATATGTTCTATTTGAATAATGCATTACTAATTCTATTAAATCTACAGTTTTGCCACAAGAAAAACAAAAAAACAAACCGCTATATTTATTTATTTCTCCAGCAGGGGTGCGGTGATTAGAATGAAATGGGCAAAAGACAATATACTCAGAATCAGATTCTTTCTCTACAGTTACGCCAGATCCTGCGAGAACTCTTTTAACCTGACTGGCTGTGTATAAATTGGTTTCGTTCCGTCTATCCCTAGTATCCATTCTGCCTTCTTTCTCCCTATATATATTCCGTATACGCTTAATTCAAAATTAAAATAGTTTTTGTCTTCACTGTAAGATAATGTAAATTCTGGATTAATGTCAAATCTTGGAGCATATCCAGATAGGCGCATTTCTGATACCAGTAATCTGATATATTCTTGTTGCAGTCTGTATATGGCCGAGTCATCAACTATGATTCCGTCCAGCCCAAACCGCTTTATCGCCTTGTGTGGAAATGTCTCCATGTGGCATATTATACTGACTTATCTTCATAATCCTTATACCTATAATATCCTTTGTCAAAATCAACCTGAACCAAGAACTCGCCCATAAAACCATGGCGATTCTTGCGAAATACGCATTCAATTACATCGCTATTAGATGCTCTACCCAATGCAAGGACCCAGTCAGCATCATAGGCAATCTGCCTTGACCATGCCGTTTGTCCAAGGGTCGGCACAATTTCAAGTTTTTTGACATCATCGGGGGTAGCAGATGAAATGGCAATAATAGGAACCTCTTCACTAATAGCCATTAACTTAAGTTCACGAGACAGGTTCTTCATTCGTACCGTTTCATTTTCAGACTTTTGGTTTGGAGACATTAACTGTAGATAATCGACAACAACAAAGTCTGGCTTATATTGATCTATTTTTCCACGAAGAACTATTGGGTTGATATCTCCGCCAGTATCGTTTGAAACAATATGAAACTCTGGCCTACCTTGAACATTTTTAGCATGCCAAGATTTAAGCGTATCCATCTCAACCTGACCAGCACTTAGTTTTCTATGAGACCATACCCCTTCTCCCATGATTGCAAATACACGATTGCGAACTTCAACTTCAGACATTTCAAGACTTATGATCATCGGGCTACGACC